CGAGGGCTATACCTTCAAGCTGAGGCTGGTCGGGGCCGACGGCGTCGAGCGCGTCGTGGCGGCCGAGGGGGCGACCGAGAAGGACGCCACCGGCCGGGTGATCGCCCTGTTCGGCGTGCTGCAGGACGTGACCGAGCGCGAGCGGCTCCTGCGGGCAGCGCAGACCAATGAGCGGCGCTATCGCCTGCTGGCCGAGAACACCGGCGACGTCATCACCCGGGTTAAGATGGACGGGTCGAGCAAATACATCTCGCCGGCGATCCAGCAGCTTCTGGGCTGGACGTACGAGGAGATGAGCGGCCAGTCGACCGACTATGTCCACCCCGAGGACCGCCATCTGGTGCTAGGCGCCATTGGCAGGGCGGTGAAGACCGGCGAGCCGACCCGCCTGGAGCACCGGGCGGTGCACAAGAACGGCGAGACCGTCTGGGTCGAATGCACCTTCAAGGCCCTGAAGGACGAGCACGGCCAGGTCGATGACGTGGTGGTGGTGATCCGCGACATGACCCAGCGCAAGACGCTGGAGGCCGAGGTGCTGGAGGCCAAGGAGACCGCCGAGGCGGCGGTGCAGGCCAAGAGCGAATTCCTGGCCAATATGAGCCATGAACTGCGGACGCCGCTGACCAGCGTCATCGGCTTTTCCGGCCTGTTGCAGGGATCGGAGCATCTGCCGCCGGAAGAGCGCATCTATGTCGAGCGCATCGCCACGGCGTCGGAGGCCCTGTTGGGCGTCATCAACGACATTCTCGACTATTCCAAGCTGGAAGCCGACGCCATCGAGATGGACCCCGAGCCGTTCGATACGCGGGCCCTGGTGGACGGCGCCGCCGCCATCATCGAGAGCCAGTGCTCGCTCAAGGGGCTGATCCTGCGCGTGGTGGTGGCCGCCGATACGCCTGCGCGCCTGACCGGCGACAAGGGGCGGTTGCGCCAGGTGATGCTGAACTTCCTGTCCAATGCGGTGAAGTTCACGGCGCGGGGCGAGGTGACGCTGACGCTGGACGGACGGTTCGACGAGAGCGGCCTGTGGCGGATGCGGGCGGCGGTCAGCGACACCGGCATCGGCATACCGCCTGAAAAAATCAGCGAACTGTTCCATCGTTTCACCCAGGCCGACGCCTCGACGACGCGGGTCTATGGCGGGACGGGGCTGGGGCTGGCGATCTCGCGCCGTCTGGTCGAACTGATGGGCGGGGAGATCGGGGTGGACAGCACGCCGGGACAGGGCTCGACCTTCTGGTTCGAGGCGCCGCTGGCCGTGGCCGAGGCCGAGAACGATGCGGTCGAGACGCGTCAGGGACAGACGGCCGACTCTGCGATCGGCGGGCGGGTGCTGATGGCCGACGACGCGGCGGCGAACCGTGAACTGGTCAGCGCCATCCTGAGAAATCTGGGGCTGGAGGTCGAGGCCGTCGCCGACGGCGCCGAAGCGGTCCATGCGGTGCATTCGGGCGCCTATGACCTGGTGCTGATGGATGTGCACATGCCGGTCATGGACGGGCTGCAGGCCACGCGCGAAATCCGCCGGATGCAGGCCGGGACCGGGCGACGGACGCCGATCCTGGCGCTGACGGCCAACGTCCAGTCGGAGCAGGTGGTGCGCTGTCTGGAGGCGGGGATGGACGGCCACCGGGCCAAGCCGATCCAGATCGCCGAACTGGCCGCCGCCCTGACGCGGTGGCTGTCCTGCGACCAACCGCCCGCGATGGCGGTATAGGCGAAGGCCATCTCGTCCCGGCTATCGCAGCCGGGGGCGCCGATCCCAGGAAATTCCCGGCTTTGCGAGGTTCTGGAGGCTGTTCGCCAGCCTGAGGACGCTGGTCCGCTATGGTTCGGTCATGGCGGGAAAAGGGGGCGAGGCGGGGCGGGCGGCGGCGGTCGCGGAGTGGCTGGACGGAGCGCTGGGGCGGCTGATGCAGCTGACCGACGAAGCGATCGCCGTGGTGGCCGCCGCGGAGCCTCCGGCTGATGTGGCCGAGGCCGAGAAGCGGGGGCGCGCCATCGGCGTGCTGGCTCGCACGGCCAAGGCTGTGGCGGCGCTGGCTGCCCCGCCTGCGCGCAAAACCCGTGACCCTGAAGAGGACGGAATGAGCGAAGACGATCGTGACATCACCGATGACGAAGAACGGACCGTGCGGGCAGAGCTGCAGTCTCGTCTCGATCATCTTCTCGGGGTCGCAGAGCGCAAGGGATTTGGCGCAGCAGCGGCTGGAACAGGCGCCGCGCGGGGAGCTGCTGCGGCTGTTGAGAGCGACGCCGAGGCTGAACGACGATCAGGTCTGGCCGCCGCCTGATACGGATTGGCGGACCTGGGTGCTGCTGGGCGGGCGAGGGTCGGGCAAGACCTTCGCAGGCGGCTTCTGGATGAACGAACTGGCCAAGGCGAAGGATCGCACCTTCGCCCTGGTCGGACCGGCGCTGCACGACGTGCGCGAGGTGATGGTCGAGGGGCCGTCGGGACTGAAGGCGCAGGCGCCGGGCGACAACCGGCCGCGCTGGGAGGCGGGGCGGCGCAGGCTGGTCTGGCCCTCGGGCGCGGCGGCCTATGCGTTTTCGGCCGAAGACCCGGACAGTCTGCGCGGGCCGCAGTTTCATGCGGCGTGGGCGGATGAATTCTGCGCCTGGAGGAATATCGAGGCGACGCTGTCGAACCTGAGGTTCGGCCTGCGGCTGGGGGCGGACCCGAAGCTGGCGATCACGACGACGCCGCGTCCGATACCGGCGCTGAGGCGGTTGCTGGCCGAGCCGGGGGTGGTGAAGGCGCGGCTGGCGACCAAGGACAATGCGGACAATCTGGCGCCGGGGTTCCTGGGGCATCTGCAGGCGCTCTACGCCGGGACGCGGCTGGAGGCGCAGGAGATGGAGGGGCTGGTGGTCGAGGCCGATGGCGCCCTGTTCCGGGCCGAGGATCTGGCGCGGGCGCGCGGAAGCCGACCGGCGCGGTTCGAGCGGGTGGTGGTGGCGGTCGACCCGCCCGCCAGCGCCCACGGCGACGCCTGCGGGATCGTGGCGGCTGGGCGCAAAGATAAGACGGGCTATGTGCTGGCGGATCGCTCGGCGCGGGGGCTGTCGCCTGCGGGCTGGGCGCGGCGCGTGGCGGAGACGGCGCGGGAGTTCGAGGCCGATCTGGTGCTGGCCGAGGCCAATCAGGGCGGGGAGATGGTGCGGACCCTGCTGGGGCAGGCGGACTGTCCGGCGCAGGTGAAGCTGGTCCACGCCAGCCGGTCGAAGAAGGCGCGGGCCGAGCCGGTGGCGGCGCTCTATGAGCAGGGGCGGGTGTTCCACTGCGGCGCGTTTCCGGCGCTGGAGGAAGAGATGATGGCGCTGGGGAGCGAGGCGCCGGGGGGCAGGAGCCCGGATCGGGCGGATGCGCTGGTCTGGGCGCTGACCCACCTGCTGCTGGCCGGGAAGACGCAGCCGAGGCTGCGGGCGCTTTAGCGGCTTCCTTCTCCCCTTGAGGGAGAAGGTGGATTGCGGAGCAAGACGGATGAGGGGTGCGGGGAAGCGGGGTGGCGGCTTCTAGGCAGGCCTCGCGTCGACACCCCTCATCCGGCCCTGATGGGCCACCTTCTCCCTCAAGGGGAGAAGGAAGACGGACATGGAGATTTCAATGGATTGGCGACGACCGTTCGGTCGGCGGCGCATCGCTGCGCCTGAGATCAAGGATAGCCGCACCGGGCCGCTGATCGCCCTGACGGGGGCGGGGCGCCCTCGGTGGACGCCGCGCGATTACGCCCATCTGGCGGACGAGGGGTTCGGCAAGAACGCCGTGGCCTATCGCTGCGTGCGGATGATAGCGGAGGCGGCGGCCTCGACGCCGCTGATGGTGATGGTCGGGGGCGTGCGGAGCGCGGACCACCCGCTGGCGCGGCTGATCGACAAGCCCAATCCCGAGCAGTCGTGCGGGGAGTTCATGGAGGGGCTGTATGGCGCGCTCCAGACGGCGGGCAACGCCTATGTCGAGGCGACCGGGGACGCTGACGGAGACGGGGCTCCGGACGAGCTGTGGGCGCTGAGGCCGGATCGGGTGAAGGTGGTTCCGGGGCGGGCGGGCTGGCCGGAAGCCTATGAATACGCAGTCGGCGGGCGGTCGGTGCGGATCGCGCGGCATGGCGACGGCTGGTCGCCGGTCATGCATCTGAAGCTGTTTCACCCGACGGACGATCATTACGGGTTTTCACCGCTGGAGGCGGCGGCCTTCGCAATCGACGTGCACAATGCGTCTGGGGCCTGGAACAAGGCGTTGCTGGACAATGCGGCGCGGCCGTCGGGGGCATTGGTTTATGGCGCCAAGGACGGGGAGCGGCTGACGGCGGACCAGTTCGAGGCGCTGAAGGCGGAGCTGGGCGAGGCCCATGCGGGGGCGCGGAACGCCGGGCGGCCGCTGTTGCTGGAAGGCGGGCTGGACTGGAAGCCGATGAGCCTGACGCCGCACGACATGGACTTCATCGCCGGGAAACACGCGGCGGCGCGGGAGATCGCGCTGGCGTTCGGGGTGCCGCCGCAACTGCTGGGGATACCGGGGGATGCGACCTACGCCAACTATCGCGAGGCGAACGCGGCCTTCTGGCGCGGGACGGTAATCCCGCTGGTGAGGAAGGCGGCGGGGGCGATGACGGGGTGGCTGGGCGGGCGGTTCAGCGACTGCCGGATCGAGCCGGATCTGGATGCGGTTCCGGCCCTGCAGGTCGAGCGGGACGCGCTGTGGGCGCGGCTGAACGCGGCGAGCTTCCTGACCGAGGACGAGCGGCGCCGGATGGCCGGGGTGGAGGCGTGATGGAGGCGATGAAGAAGATGCCCGTCGCCCTGATCGCGGCCTTGCTGGTGCAGACGGTGGGCGGCCTGGTGTGGGCGGGCGGGGCGGCGGCGCGGATCGCGACGCTGGAACAGCGCGTGGGCGAGCAGAGGCTGGTCGCCGAGCGGCTGGCGCGGCTGGAGGCCCAGGGCGAGGCGACGCGCGCGGCGGTTGAGCGCATCGAGCGGCGACTGGAGGGGAAGTGATGGGGAAGCGCTCGTCCTTCTCCCCTTGTGGGAGAAGGTGGCCCGAAGGGCCGGATGAGGGGGTGCGCGACCCCTCACCCGACCGCGCGAGGACGACGGCTGCGCCGCCGTGCGCGGTCTCCCTCTCCCGCAAGGGGAGAGGGACGCTATTCATCGCTGGCTACGCTTCGTTGTGGGGCGTGGCCGATCTGAACGGCGACGTGACGGCGCGCGGGGTGTTTGCGGACAGTCTGGCCAAGACCGGCGCGGGCGGGGTGCGGATGCTGCATCAGCACGAGAGCCGCGCGGTGGTCGGCGTCTGGGACCGGATGGTCGAGGACGAGCGCGGCCTGTGGGTCGAGGGACGGATCGAGGACTGGTCCGCCGAGGCCCGCTATGCGGCCGCCCTGACGCGGGCTGGGGCGCTGGACGGGCTGTCGATCGGCTTTCGGGCGATGAAGGCGCGGCGCGACGGGCGCTTGAGGGTGCTGAGCCGGGCGGAGTTGTGGGAGGTGTCGCTGGTGACGTTTCCGATGCTGCCGGGCGCGCGGTTCAGAGCGAAAACAGATTGACGACTTCGGCCCTGCGAAGGCTGATGCGGTCTTCGAAGGGCGGGAGCGGGCGATGGACAAGAAGAGCGGCGGAACCTTTGTTCTGGGCGTGTGCGGAGGCATCATCCTGGGCGCGCTGATCGACAACATGGCCATAGGCCTGCTGTTGGGCTTCGCCGTGGGGTTCGGCCTGGTGAAGCTGAACCGCAGGAAGTCGTAGCGGACCTATCGGTCGGCCAGATGGGCGGCGATGCGCTCGGCGGCCTGGGACGGCGAGCAGGCCTCGGTGTCGATGGTCAGGTCGGCGGGCGGCATGGCGGCCAGGCTGGCGTCGAAGTCGGCGCGGAGACGACGCAGCAACTCGACCGACTGAAGCTTGCCGAAGGCGGCGCGGCTGGGCTGGACGATCCGGCGTTCCTGTTCCTCGGGCGAGACGGCCAGGGCGATGAAGGTCACGACGCCGCCGAACGGTTCGATCGCCGCCTGAACGCGTGCGGGAAAATCGGGGTCCACCGTGGCCTCGGGCGCGAAGGTGAAGATGAGCGAGCGCCCGGCGCGGGCCGCCTCGGCGAAGGTCTGGAGCCAGAAGGATTCGCGCAGGCGGATGAAGGGCTCGGAGCCGAAGTCGAACACCGCGCCGACGGCGTCGACGACGAAGTGGTTGTGGAACAGCGGCAGGCCGGTCAGGCGCGCCAGTTCGCGGCCGACGGTCAGCTTGCCCGCGCCGACGGGGCCGTAGAGGAAGACGATCCGCATGGTTCAGAGCTTGGGCGAGGCGAGGGGACGATCGTCGCGGCGGCCGTGCAGTTCGGGCGTTTCCTGGCGGTAGCCGCGCAGGGCGATGGCGCAGGTTTCGGGCGTCTGACGCGAGGCGACGGCGGGGCTGCGGCCTCTGTCATAGGCTTCGCGGAGGGCGCGGCGTTCGGCCTGATCGGCGGTCGGGGCGTGGCGGCGGAGGTGGGCCGCGAAAGCCTGATCGCCGGCGCCGTCGCGATTGAGATGCTCGCAGGCGCCCAGGGCCTCGAACATCCGCAGATTGATCGAGGTGTAGGCCGAAAGGCGTCCCTGGCCCGAGAGGCGCGGCGTCTCTGACGACGAGGCGGCGGAGGGGCGTTGAGCCGAAGCGTCATGCGCCGTGCATGACATGAGCCCAACCGCCGACACGGCGGCGACGGCGATCTTGAACATTGATCCATCCCTTGATCCGAGGACGGCGTAGCACGGTTCCCCGGATGCACGAAGGATCGCACCCGTTCCGGGCCTGGCCCGGTTGACGGCGCGCCGCAGGACGGTCGCGCATTTTTCTGGAGAGACCATGAAAGAGATCAAGACCGTCTCGGGCCATCCCGAGGCGCGCGCCGCCATGCATGAGATGATGGCCGCGTTCGAGGCGTTCAAAGGGGCCAATGACGCCCGTCTGGACGAGATCGAGAAGAAGGCTTCGGCCGATGCGCTGCTGGAGGAGAAGGTGGCGCGCATCGATCAGGCGGTGGCTCAGGCGCAGGCGCGCATGGACCGTGCGCTGAGCGAGAGCCGCCGTCCGATGTTGGGCGCCGAGCCGCCCGCTGTGGTTGCGGCGCCGGAGGCCAAGGCGGCGTGGGACGGCTATATGAAGTCGGGTCAGGCGCACGGTCTGGAGCTGAAGGCGGGGCTGTCGTCAGCGTCGAACTCGGCGGGCTATGTCGTGCCTCCGGAGACGGAGCGCGCCATCGAGCGTCGCCTGATGGCGGGCAGTCCGATGCGTGAGATCGCCACGGTGCGCACGGTCGGCTCGGGCGTGTTCAGGAAGCCGGTGTCGACGGCGGGCGTGCAGGCGGGCTGGGTGGCCGAGACGGCGGCGCGGCCCGAGACGGACCCGGCGACGCTGGCGCTGCTGGAGTTCTCGTCGGCGGATCTCTACGCCTGTCCGGCGGCGACGCAGAGCCTGCTGGATGACGCCCTGATCGACCTGGACGAATGGCTGGCGGCCGAGGTTGAGGACGCCTTCGCGGCGCAGGAGACGGCGGCCTTCGTCAGCGGCGACGGGGTGAACAAGCCCAAGGGCTTCCTGGCCTACGCCAATGCGGCCGAGGGCACGCAGACCTGGGGCCAGATCGGCACGGTGGCCTCGGGCGCGGCGGGCGCCTTCGCCAGCGCCAGTCCGGTCGATAAGCTGATCGACCTGATCTATGCGCCCAAGGCCCAGTATCGGCCGAACGGGCGTTTCGTGATGAACCGACGCACGGTTTCGGCGGTGCGCAAGTTCAAGGATGCGGAGGGCAACTATGTCTGGTCGCCGGCGACGCGGCCGGGCGAGACGGCCAGTCTGTTGGGCTATCCGGTGACCGAGATCGAGACGATGCCGGATGTGGCGGCAACAGTCTGTCGATCGCGTTCGGGGACTTTGCGCGCGGCTATCTGATCGTGGATCGGGCGGGGGTGCGGGTGCTGCGCGATCCCTATTCGGCCAAGCCCTATGTGCTGTTCTACACGACCAAGCGCGTGGGCGGCGGGGTGCAGAACTTCGACGCGATCAAGCTGATGAAGTTCGCGGCCTCGTAAGAGACGTTGAAGCTGGGCCCTCTCCCGGCGGGAGAGGGCTTGAGCGTCGGAGAGCCGGAGGCGATCCGCAAGGCGAAAGGGTGAGGGGCTGACGGTTCAGTCGGCGTGAGCCGCTGCGCGACGGCTGACGCCGACGGCGACCGGGAACCCTCATCCGGCCCTTCGGGCCACCTTCTCCCATCGGGAGAAGGGACGCAGAAAACATTGGAGATTTGAATGAGCGCACCCGTGAGCCTCACGGAGGCGAAGCTGTTCCTGCGCGTCGAACATGAGGCGGAGGACGGGCTGATCCAGACGCTGATCGACGCCGCCCGCGCGCGGGTGGAGGGCGAAGTCGGGTTGAGCCTGACCTCGACCTCTGCGGCGCCGCTGAGGTTGGCGGTGATGATGCTGGTGATGCGCGCCTATGAGCGCGGCGATGGCGAGATGAGCGCGGCGCCGGTCGAGGGGTGGATCGCGCCCTATCGCGTGGTGCGGCTGTGAGCACGGGGGCGATGAAGGTGGTCGCCAGCCTGGTTCGGCCAGTGGAGGCGCAGACGCCCTATGGCGGGCAGGTCGTCAGCTATGAGCTGGTCGGGTCGCTGTGGCTGGCCTTGGGCGCGCGACGGCGGCGGGAGCGGACGGACGCGGGCGTGACGCGCGGCGTGGAGACGCTGAGCGCCACCGTGCGGGCCGATCCGCGGCTGGAGGAAGGGCTGGTGGTGCGCTTCGGCGGGGCGGACTGGGCCGTGGTCGGGATCGAGGCTGATCCGAAGGCGGCGGGCCGGGTGCGGCTGGATCTGGAGCGGGCGCGATGAAGGATCATGAAGGGGCGCTGGTGAAGGCGCTGATCGCGCATCTGGGCGGCGACGGGGCGTTGCAGGCGCTGCTGGGCGATCCTGTGCGGGTCTGGGATGAGGCGCCGCAGGGGGCGGCGTTTCCGCATCTGCTGATCGGGCGGTGTGAGAGCAGGCCGCTGAACGCGGACGGCGGCGGGGTGGAGCAGCGGCTGACGCTGACCTGCGCCAGTCGGTTCAGGGGGCTGGAAGAGGCGCGGGCCGTCGCGGCGGCGGTGCGGGCGCGGGTCGTCGATGCGCTGCTGGAGGCGGACGGAGTGAGGGCGGTCAGTCTGGGCGTGACGTTTACGGACCTGTTCCGCAGCCCGGATCTGAAGCGGGCGTGGGCGGTGATGCGGTTGAGAGCCGTGACGGAGGAAATCTGAGATGAGCGCACAACGAGGCAAGGACATCCTGCTGAAGATCGAGGGCGCGGGCGGCGCCTTCACGACGGTGGCGGGACTGAGGGCGAGGACGATCTCGCTGAACGCCAAGACGGTGGACGCGACCGACAGCGACAGCGCCGGACGGTGGCGCGAACTGCTGGCGGGGGCGGGCGTGAAGTCGGCGGCGGTGTCGGGGCAGGGGATATTCCGCGACGCGGCCTCGGACGCCCTGATCCGCGAGGCCTTCTTCGAGCAGGCGGCGAAGACGTGGCGGCTGATCGTGCCGGACTTCGGCGTGCTGGAGGGGCCGTTCCTGGTGGCGGCGCTGGAATACGCCGGGGAGCATGAAGGCGAGGCGAGTTTTGCGCTGAGTCTGGCCAGCGCGGGCGAAGTGACGTTCTCGGCGCTGTGATGGTGAACGGCGTGCGGGGCGAGGTCGTGGCGAGGTTGGCGGGGGCGGAGCGGAAGCTGTGTCTGACGCTGGGGGCGTTGGCCGAGATCGAGACGGGGCTGGGCGTCGTCGGGATGGCGGCGCTGGCCGAGCGGATGAAGGCGCTGTCGGCGCGCGATCTGATGGTGGTGCTGGCGGCCTTGCTGCGCGGCGGGGGCGAGGCGGTGTTGGCGGAGGGGCTGGCGACAGCGCCGGTCGCTCCGCGCGAGGCGGCGGAGGCGGTGGCGAAGGCTTTTGCGGCGGCCGCCTGATGACGCCCCAAGACCGTCAATGGGCGGAGATGATGCAGGCGGCGGCGCGGATGGGCGTGGGGCCGGAGGGCTTCTGGCGGCTGTCGCTGAAGGAATGGCGGATGCTGACGGCGGCACCGGCTCAGGCCGCGCCGCTGGGGCGCGGCGAACTGGAGCGGATGCAGGAGAGGTGGCCGGATGACTGATGGTTTCAGACCGGACGGGATCGACGCCGTGCCGGTGAAGGCGGCGGAGGCCGCGGCGGCGCTGGAGGCGCTGAAGGAGCCGGCGGAGCGGGCGGCGGCCTCGATCGAGGACG